TAGTTTATTTGCAACAGTGTAATCTTTTTCTACAGATGAATTTTTAAACATAATAATAGGACACATAATTTTACCATTCTTATCTCTGTAGTACCCGTCTTTTTGAACAGCTTTCCACCTTTCAGGATTTCCGTAAATTACAGGAACAGAAACTATTGTTCCGTTCTGATATACTTGTGGTTTAATTATATTGTTAAAGTAGTATACAACAGCTTCGTCAATATCCTCAATACCGACTGTGTATGGCTTTTCTGTATCTCCTTTTACCGAGATTTGGTTTGCACGGTAGTTTTTAGCAGTTGCTGGATCGGTTGGATTTTGAAATACCGGTAATGAAACAACAGCGTTATTAGGATTACTTAAGAAAGGTTCCTGCTGAGAAATAGAGATTTCTCTTTGATTTTTCGGTACTGGTTTCCTGATCTTATCTGCCATTACATTCTTTCTTTAGTTATACCTAACTTATCAGCAGGTACAAGGTGAGTTGAACAAACAATACTAATTGAAGAACCGAATTGATTTATACCGTCTGAATACGCGTATTCTGGTATCTTTCCTACAAAGTATTGGTTTTCTATAGTACCGTCTACTTCATAGTAGTTTTCATAATAGAATATAACATCTCCTACTTCTGGTACTAATTCAAGGTCTCTTAAATCTTGCTGGAAGAAGGCAAAGGATAATGCTCTATTAACGTCTGGTCCATAAGCGTCAGTACTCCAGGTTTGTTCTCCTCTGGTTATTAAACAGTTTATAAGAGCGGGTTCGCTAAAAAATTTATTAACAGCCTCTCCGTACATATTCGTCTGTGAAGCTCCGAGAGTGACTTTGTAATACCCTACCTGCTGAGTTATAATGTCAGGTAATAACTCACGGTTGATACTATTGATCAACAAAACGTCTCTTTGTCTTCCAAATAATGCCAACTTTAGATCTCCTTAATTTTTTGTAATTGTTTGGTACTATACTTGAATTTCTTTAAAGTAGGGATACTTGCTAATGCTTCTTTTTTAATTAGTTCAAAAGTTTCTTGTCCTGGTTTTAAGCTGATTACTTTTAACTGCAGTAATCCTCTAGGTTCAAGATCTTCTTTATCTGTTTTATTGTTTACAACTGTAACGTATTTCAAACCACGAATTAACTGAGCGATATCAGTAACGTTAGTTTCGTCTGAGAATTCAACATAAACCAAGGTTTGGTACATTGAGTAAGTTACTTCATGTAATAGGTCTTGTAATTTCATTATCCTATAAATATTGGCTGTGGAACCATGTTAAGTTCCTTGGTTTTATAATCAGCTTCTAAAGATCTTCTCTCAAGTAATTTTTCCCTAGAGGTTTCTTCTAAATAAGCTCTCAATCTCTCTAAAAGCAAGTTCTTTTCTGCAGTAGCTGCAGTAATCAAGTCTCCTGAGTTTAGAGTAACTTCTGCTCCTGGGATTGGAATAGTACCATACTTACCTCTTACATACCCAAGCATCTCTTTAACTAAAGATAAGGTGTATTCAAAAATCCACTGCCTTCCTATTGAATTAATTTGAGTATAGTTCGGATTATTATAAGGTACGTTTGATACATTAGATACTAATGCAGAAGAACTTGGCATGGTTGCAATGTTTCTTTCTGAGTTTTTAATATATTCAAAGAACATTCTTCCGTTATCCACTGTCGGGATTGGGAATATTCTAAGTCTATTGTTTACTAATTCAAAAGAATATTGAGATTTCCTAATCTGATCGTTAAATTCAATTGCCTGGATCTTCTGAAGATCGTAGTTGATGGGCATTAAAAGGAAGTTGATGGCAGGTGAATAATTACCCCATCCAAAAGTATCTAATAGGTTCATCATTCCAGTACCTGTTCCTGCATAAGGATCAAAGTAGCGGACAATAGCCGGGGGTGCTTCGTAGAATACCCTCTTAATCTCAATTGTATCACCGGCTGACAATGAAGCAGAAGTATTAGCCCATGCAGTCATATCGTAATCCTGTACTGAAGCGGTAGTATAAAAAGAGCCGGTATACCAAGTAACGGTTCCTCCAACCCCTGCTTCTTCACCGTACTGGTGAGACATTCTTACAATAGATCCGAAGTTTGGTTGAATAACTGAGTTATTAAAGCTTGAACCTGTTGAAGCTCCTTCCATAGAGAGAAAGTCCTGTCTTACTTTAAAAGCGTAAATTTCATTTCCGTAAGTTGTTACTGCTTCTTCAAAGGCCGTATAGAAGTTAGTCGCCTGTAATTCTACGTCTACTAAAGGATATCCAAGTCTTCTTGCACAGAAATCTGCTACCTTATCAGCATCTGTCTGAAATTGATAATCATTATCGTAGAACCCAAAAGGAGTGTCTCCGGGAAAGAATGAAGAGGAACCGGGCCAGATTGCAGCATTAGCCATATACTAATAAATAGTGCGGGCTTAAATGTAAGTAGCTATGAATGTAAAATCGGTACTTGCTACGTTACTATCAAAAGTAATTGAGTTTGGACTGTTGATAGTTGCACTAACAGTAGCTCCTGATTGAGAGGGGGCTATTCCAATAAATAAAGTCTGTCCTAATGTTTTCCCTGTTAGATCTACCGGGCTCACAGTCACAATAGAAGTAAATGGGGGAGCTACACTAGTTTGGCCGGCTCCGGCAAACATTTTCAATACTCCGGAGGAAGCTACTATAGAACCGCTTGGAACGTAGTACCCTGTTATAGCGTCAGTAGAGGTTGCAGTTGAAGCAATACTTGCAGTTGCTGCGTAAGATGCTGAAGTTGCAGATGATGCTGTACCAACAACACTTCCTGACAAAGAACCTGTAATTGATGCTGCTTGAACTGAACTACCTGAAATAACTGGAACGGTTAATGTATTAGAAGATGGGTTGTAGTAAGGACCGTTAGATCCGTCTGCTGCAAGCTGATGGTAATTATCTAAGGCAGCTGCAGAATTTTTAAATACTAGTGTATACGGTAAATCTGTTGATCCATTATCTGCTATAAACACCTTACTTGCAGAAACAGCATAAGAACTAGTTAAAGCAGACGTAGTGCTAACTGCATAAGAAGAAGTTAGAGCATGAGATGCTGAAGTTGCCCAAGATGCTGTTGCATATAGAGGACCAATAATTGTATATGAACCAGATGTTTTTAAATCATATGCTTCAGAACCTGATAATGCATTTACAAACTGATTTACGTGACTTGCCTGGATGGTTTGTCCGGTTTGGATTTGGGATAGATAATTTACTGCGTTTGCCATTTGTTATAAATATGCATTATAATCTAAAGACAGTTTAACCTACCTACTCTACTTTGTAGAGTCTACCGGTCGGATCTTCGGCCTGTAATTCAGCAGCTTTTAATTCCGCTTCCTCTAAATTATCATAATCATAAATTGGATCATCTGATTCTAGTTGGGCAACCCAGATATCATCTAGTCCGGGAATAAATTGCATGAATATTCTGTATATCATTAGATTAGGCTATTTCGTAAGAACCGTTCCAAGTAAATCTATCTCCTGGAGCCCAAGCAAAAGGCATTCCTGTAGCTATACCATTTGTCGTGCCTCCTGTAGTCTGGTATTGAACAGCTGATTTAGATACAAACCCTCCTCTTGCTCCATTCATCAATCCATTATACCAAGCTGTTCCATCATCTAATATTGATGATGCTATTTGAATAGTATCAGCATCAACAGCATCGAAGGGTAGTGAAACATACCATTCCCCGGTCCCTAAAGTACTAGTAGAACCAATAACTAAATTTCCTCTCACAAAACAAATCTTTCCGATTACCTTGTAGTTACCGGTAATAGTGCCGTTTCCAATATTTGGATTTATACTAGCCGCCGTCCAGACAGGGGTATAAGAGGTCCATGCAGACGTTATATCTGAATCGTTTATAGTTACTGAACCTGTAACTGTTAGTGAACCTGATATTAATGTAGATCCTACTACTTCAACTTTTGCGGAGGGGCTGGCTGTACCAACTCCTAAGTTTCCTTTTCTAACTATAAAATCGTAATCTGTTGCCATAACTGTGTTTTATTATAATGCTCTATATGCTGTTTTAATTTCCCAAGTTCCACTTGAGATATTTGCTGTTAACACTAAACTACCTCCTACAACAGAAGTTGAAAAATCTACCGCCGCTGTAGTACCGATATCGGCTGTACTTGTGTCTGTGTATCGTGAGGTTGAATTGTTGTGTACTGCCATTACTGTTCCGGCTCTCATGCTAACTGAACCTGAGGCAACATAGTAATCAAAGAATGCTGCTTTAAAGGATCCTGTTGGAATAAAGGCAATGTTTGTGTTTGTGGTAAGTGAACCTGAGAAGGTTGTTGAGTATTTTGTTGTTGTGCTTTCGCCTCGATTGCTATTGCGCCTGAGACGTGGAGTTTGTATCCAGGTGATGCAGTACCGATACCTACGTTACCTCCAACAAAATATGAACTACCACTACTATTTAAAAATACACCTGTATTCCCTCCGCTGTTTTCAACAGTTAAATTTCCATTACCATTTGAATCTTCATATACATAAAATATGTTATTTGTATTAGCTGCTCTTTGAACAGCAAATGGAATAGAATTTAAACCTGATGATTTTACGTGTAGTCTATAAGATGGACTAGTAGTACCAATGCCGACGTTGCCTGTAGCAGGAGCTAAATAGGTATCCCCACTATGTTCCCATATTTGTAGATATCTACTATCAGTATAATTATAAAGTACTAATCTATTAGTTTCATTATTAATTCCTACTGTATCAGTTCCTGAAAAATCGTATCCCTGAAAGAATACTCTACCAGTTCCAATATCGCTTCCAGATGTATTAATGGCTGCTCCTGAATAGTTTTTAGCTCCCGGATCCGATGCCCAGTTACCTGGTCCGAAATGTAGTTTAGCTGTTGGAGAAGTAATACCAATACCTA